GCCTTAGTCTCAACAGCTTTCTTTAAAGCTTTAAGCTTAGGGTTATTATTCATGTAGGTCTCAATTAATTTCTTACCATCTTTGGCACTACCATTAATTATCTCACCTATCTTACCTCCACCGGCACCATAAATCATGGCATATATAAAGGTCTTAGCCTGATCTCTGTTATGTAGACCAGCATCGTTCATGTTCTTAGTGTGTATATCTCCATTCATTAACTCATCAGTAAACTCAGGGTCATTTATGTAGTGGGCAAGACATCTCATCTCAAGGCCTGAAGCATCAGTACCTAATTGGACATATCTTTCGGGGTCAGATACTGTGAATAGCTCACGACATTCAACACCCCATCCACCTTTAGTACCCCTTAAGGGTTTGTTATCTATACCTTTTCTAACGCTGGGTACTTGAGCTAGGTTAGGTTCCATATGTCCCATTCTATTACTGACAGCCCGACATGTATCTACCTGACCATGTACCTTACCATCAAACTCAGAGAACTTAATCCATTTATAAACCTCTGCTAATCTCTTCTGTAGCATTAGATACTCACAGATCAACTGAGCTTCTGGGATGTCCACACCTTCTAGGTGAGCTTCATCTACAATGGGTTGTCCAGTAGGTGTAAACTCTTTAGGCTTCCATCCATAGTGCATCAAGTGTCTGGATATCTGTGGCCTACTACCTAGGTTAAACTCAGGCCAGTCAATGAAGCTATAGTTACCAGCCACATACTTACCATGACTGCCTAACCTTTTATAACTATTAAGGTACATACTACCATCATCTTTATACTTAACTTCTTTAAGTCCTAGATTGATAGGCAGTGGTCTAAACACTTTACGTACCTCAACTTCAACAGTTGCCATACGATCTTCTAAGGTTGCCTGTAATATGTAGGCTTCCTTACGTTTGACTGGGTAGCCGTTAAACTCCTGTTGTGTAACGATAGACCTGACCTGATACTCTAACATGATAGACCTGTCTGACCAGTTGGACATGGAAGGTCTAAGTTTATTATAGAGCTTCTTAGTTACCCTTGTATCTTGTTTACAATACTCAAGCATCTCTTCTGAGTAGTTATCGTAGTCGGTGAAGTCAGACTTGGGAAACCTTAATCGTTCCCCCCATGATGCTAACGAATGACCACCTTCCCTGTATGGGTTGTGCATCTTCGATAGTATCATCGTGTCCTCAACATCCTTTAAGGATATACTGACACCTAGGAACTTCTGAACCCATACTAGGTCAAAGGCTATACCATTATGCATTACCCATTTAGTTACCCCAGTAGAAAACTCTTTAAACTTATTAGTATCTTCTGGGAATACAAAGCTATATTCATCATCACTGTTAAGGTCAGTACAGACTAAACAGTGTATCTTAGTGACAATATTATTCTTAATACTGTCTGTCTCAATATCCATACTAACTTCTAACATCTATATAGTCTCCCTATAAGTTAATCTGTAAAGGGTATATCAAGTGGGTCATCAAAGTCATCATCTGCCTCAGTTAATCTACCAGTATCCCTATCATATGTCAAGGTACATGCAACACCAGTGATACCAGCATACCTGTTCTTCAGTACTCTAACGGTGGTCTTGTTGGCTTCATTAGGATCATCAGCCTGTTGGTTACGTTCAATGGCTATGACTGCATCACTGATCTGTGCTATAGAGGCAGAGCCTCGTAGATGATTGAGGGCAATCTCTTTACCGTCTTCAGCTCCAGTGTCTCCACCCATCCTTCTGATGTGGGATACCATTAGTAATGCACACTGTGTCTCTTCTACTAGGCTCCGTAGCTTAGTCATTAGGATGTCAATGCTTCGACGCTCATCGTTACCCTCTTGTCCACTAACAAGGATAGATAGGTGATCAAGGATGATCCACTTACAATTCAATGCCTTAACCATATAACGTAAACGATTAAGGATATCATCATTGTCTAATGATCCGAAGTGATCAAATGCAAACACCCTACCAGTACCGATAGTATTATTTTGGTAGGTTGCTAAGGCTTCCTTACTGTATAGGTCTCTGACCTCCTTAATGTTTAGTCTAGCGTTAGCCTCGACAGCCATCAAGTGGAAGCATGTCTGCTTAGTGTTCTCCTCTAGAGAGAAGATACCAATGTTCTCTTCAGAGTTATTGAGTATCCAATGCTCAAGTTCTCTAATGATACTTGACTTACCAGCACCAGTACCGGCAGTAAACGTCACTAGCTCACCAGTCCTGATGCCGTAGAGGATATCATTCATGCCTTGCCATGGATACTTAACAGTAATGTTGTCAGCCTCATCATATAGTGAGTCACCTATCGTAGCTAGGTTAATGATACCGGCAGGTGTGAATGCCTCAGCTGCCCACCATGCTTTGGTGAACCCAGTACGATCATTCTTCTTTAGGTACTCGTTAGCATCCTTCTCAGTCAGCTTCATGATACGACACTTGTTAGGTTCAAAGAGTTGGCCTACCTTAGAGGCAGCATCCTGCCCCGGCTCATCCATGTCGAAGCAGACAACCACAGTCTCAAAAGAGTTTAGGTATTCAAACTGTGCCTTAACATCCTTGACTGCACCAGCTGCCCCAGTTTTTACTGAGACAACAGCATACTGAGAACCTGTAAGTTCGTAGGCTGACATAGCATCTATCTCTCCTTCGCAGATAGTAATGTACTTACCACCTTTAGAGAATAGTTTCTGACCAAACATGGTAGCCTGAGGTAGGTTACCTTCAACGAAGAACTTCTTATCTTTAACCTGTCTAACCTTGTTAGCAATGTGATTGCCTTCAATGTCGGTGTATGGGTAGTAATGCTTCTGTACATCATTACCGTCCCTGTCTAGTGTCACACCAAACTTACCAAGTGTTTCACCTTTAAGGTTACGGTCAATCAATGCAGTGGCTCTCCAGTCCCCTATAGTTAGATGTGAATTGACTACACCCTGTATAGGGGCTTGGACATACTCATCACGGGGAGAGCTAGTGAAGCCATCCTCTGGGGGTGTATATGTGTTACATACAAAACAGTATGAATGATCATCACTGAACAGGACATTGCCATCAGATGAGCCACAATCACATGGCCCTTTAGATACTGGCTTACTGTCAAGCTCTGATGTGTACTCTTTATAATTTGTCATATATATATAATTCCTAAACTTATCCATTAAAATACTTGTAACTATGTAGGATACTACGAAGTACTAATAGCTTTAATTGCTCTCTTACCTTTGAAGAACTTGTCAAGCTTACCTTGCTGTCGAGCCTCCAATACATTACGTTCTATGTAGCCAACCTCTTGGGTCATGTCCTCAATACTAAGTCGAGTCTTTAGGATGTATGCTCTGGCTATCTTACCAGAGTTATTGCCCAGCTCCATTTGGATACAGTCAACAATCTCTTTCATTGACCACTTACCATCAGCCTTACGATCATCATTGATCATCTTCTTGGTAGCATCCACAACCATCTTAGTAAAGTTTTCAGTTGTTCGTTCCTCAGTAATGTCTTTCGGTGGTGTAATTGTAATACCTTTTGGCATGTCAAATATAATTTCCATTTTAGTCTCCATCGTTGTTGTTGTATAAAGGATATAATCCATAGTGTTCGTAAGAACTTCACTATGGTATATCCCTAAGAGTTTTGTGTGTCAAGCCTATACATGTTATGTTACCTTACATCACATAAGGAGTATGTATATAATGATTATTATCCTAACATGTCTATCTCTCTTTCTATCTGGCACAGCTCGTTCTCTAGTTGGCGCTGGATGTTTATCACGTTGGTCCACGTACCCATTCGTTGCTCTAGCATCCGCTTTTGTTGGATTAATTCCCATTCTTGATAGCTTAGATATCGTGAGTATAGTTTGTATGATGTGGGTGGTTCTTGTAGCTTCTCTGAACTTGTCGATGGGCTACACTCGTTGGGAGTCTTGGTGGTGGATGACCTTAAGGTTTGGACTGCCTTCGATAGTGTTAGTAAGTCCGATATTATATCTAAATCAGAACATTTCAGTCCTGCTTTACCCCCTCGCATCTCTAATCGTTGGATCAATTTATCCATATCGTCAATGGTTGTTTGACTATTTAAAGTTTCGTGAACAGGTAGTTCAGATACCTTTAACTCAGGTGAAGTTAGATTGGGACTCAGCCCGTATGATGGAGTTCCTAGTGGGATGTATTGTTTTGGGTGGTCTTTCTTTAGTGACCTACTCATAGACGTTGCTCCCTCTGCCATGATTGAGTTGCCATCAACGCTACATCAAAGTTCCTAAAGGAATACTTCTTGTTAGTCCCATGATGTGTCGTAGTACACTTACCTGTCTTAATATCTTCATTGATAATTGTACCTAGTCCGTTCTTCCAAACATTAGTTTTGGTCTTTCCTACTAGACCTAATGTTGTGTGTAGCTTATAGATATCTTTAGGCTTAAGGTTATTGGTATTC